ATCAATAGGCATTCTTGCTGTCTCCTTAGGTTTATTTGCAGCTGGTTTGGCGGCTTTAGGTGCTGGCATAGCAGCTTTCTCGGCAACAATCGTAGCTGCTGGACCAATTATTAAGGCCGCTGTAAGAACTTTAGTTGCTGTCTTCTTTGAAGCTATTGAAGCAGCCATAGTTGGTATCTTGGACACCTTAATTGCCATTTTGCCTGTTTTAGGCGACCTTGTTGTAACCGCAATCAAAACTATTTGCGATGTTATTATTGAATCAGTTCCTAAGATCGTTGAAACTGTAGTTGTAGTAGTCAACGCAGTTTTAGATGGTCTCATGAACATTATGCCAAAACTGGTTGAAACGATATTTAGCCTTCTTATGCTGATTCTTGATGCCGTAGCACAGAATGCATATACAATCGGCGAAGCCTTCATGAGAATCCTCATTGGCGTCTTCCAGGCAATGGCTGACAACATAGCACCTTTAGTTCATGCATTTGCGGACTTACTGGTTAATCTCTTTAATGCTCTTACAGGTGAGCTTCCAAGAATTTTGGAAAGCTTAGGCGGTTTGTTATTCTCGGTAGTCGAGAACACAATAGGTACCCTTGTAAAAGCAGTCTTTCAGAGCTTTGGTGAAGCACTTAGCATATTTGCTGAAGCTGCCGGAACATTCTGGGATGTTATTAAGAGCGTTGACCCTGCTGCAATGGCTGCTATAAGTTTACTTGGAGCTATGATGTTGGAGCTCACCGCAGCTTCAGTGCTTGAGAGTCTTAACAAACTTATGACATTTGGCAAATCTGATACCCCGCTGGTTGCTTTAGGTAAACAGCTCGGAGAATTTGCCCCATACCTTACTAAGTTTGCTCAAGATACTGAAGGTATCAATGCAGAGCATGTTGAGCACGTTGCTAACGCATGTAAGATGCTTGGAGAGCTTGCTACCTCACTTCCTAAATCTGGTGGTATCTTCCAGTTCTTTGCTGGAGAAACCATGAGCATGGAGACGTTTGGAACACAGCTTCAGGCATTCGGTCAAGCTTTTGTAATGTTCTATAACTCTATTAAAGAGGTATTTCCTATTGATTCCGAAGCTGTTGAAAGCGTTGCAAATGCCGGTGCTACTATGGCTGGCCTTTACAATAAGCTTCCTAAAGAAAAAGGATGGGCCCAGGCTATCTTTGGAGAGTCCATGAGCTTATCCACATTTGGAACCCAGCTTAAGGAATTTGGAGAAGCATTTGTAACATTCTATAAAGTTGTTAAAAAGGCTATGCCTATCGACAAAGAAGTTGTAGATAGTGTAACGAATGCGGGTGCTACTTTAGCCGGACTTTACAATAAGCTTCCAAGACAAAAAGGTTGGACTCAGGCTATCTTCGGAGAAGCTATGAGTTTATCTGAGTTTGGAAAGCAGCTTAAGGAGTTTGGCGAAGGATTTGTAGGATTCTATAATGTCATTAAGAAAGTCATGCCTATTGATAATGGGCTGGTGATGTCCGTATCCAATGTAGCATCCATTTTTGCAAATCTTTATAGCAAGCTTCCTCGTGAAGGCGGCTGGATTGATAATTTGCTTGGAAAGCCTACGAGTCTTAAGACTTTCGGAGCTGACATGGTGGAATTTGGCAAGGCATTTGTCAGTTTCTATGATGTTATTAAGCAAGCATCACCAGTAGATCAGGGTCTTGTTACTACAGTAGGAAATGCGGCAACCATATTTGCAAGTCTTTATGAGAAACTTCCTCGTGAAGGCGGCTGGATTGACAATCTTTTTGGTAAACCAATGAATCTCAAAGGATTCGGAGCGGACCTTGTTGACTTTGCTAAAGGCTTTAATATGTTTTACGCTGAAATCTCTAAGAACACCATTAATGGAGATCTTGTTGATACTGTCGTAAACGCCGCCACTTCGTTAGCAAGCCTTTATGGAATAATTAACGCCGAGGGCAAGGAATCCGGATGGCTTGAAAAGGTCTTTGGTAAAAAGACAATAAACCTTTCGGATTTTGGTAAGCAACTTGAAGACTTCGGTAAAGGATTTAACCAATTCTATACTGAGATTTCAAAACAGGAAATAGACCAGAATATTGTTAATACTGTTACAGCAGCTGCAACAACCATGGCCGGCCTTTATGACATTATTAATAGTAATGGTAGGCAGTCTGGTTGGCTTGAGAGTATTTTCGGTAGTAAGACAATAGACCTTAGCCAGTTTGGTAATCAGCTGTCCGCGTTTGGCACTGGGTTTAGTCAGTTCTACACTTCAATAGAAGGACTTACTGTTGACGAAAACAAAGTCAAGACAGTAAAGAACGCCGGTATGATCGTAGCGGAGCTCTATAACTCTTTAGAGGGCGAAAAAGGTGGAATTCTTGGAGCTATGGCAACCGCTTGGAAAGGCGACGCATATACAAACAAGAAGAATGCCTTAAACCATGCTATTGAGCTTATGGGCATAATGGCTTCCGGAGTGGCTAAGCATACTGAGAACTTCTCGGCAAAATCCGAGTCAATGCGTTCTTTCACCAACACGATGCTCAATTTCATTGAAGCTATTGGTACCATTGCCAATAAGGGAGATCTTCTAAAAGACCTTAAAGACAATAGCGCCAGCCTCAGTACGTTTATCACTACTATGGCGTCAAGCATTAGTACTGCTTCCGGAACTGCCTTTACAGCTACCGGAAATAAGTTCGTTGCTGAGATAGTAACAGCTATGACTAACAGGTTCCAGATTGAGAATCTTAGACATACTCAAGAGTATGATGCTTTAGAGAAATCTGTTGCTACTTTTGCAAGTTTCTTTACAGAGCTACTGCGGCTTGAGCTTAAGAAAGATTCAGAAGATGTAGCCTTAAATGTCATTGAAGGTCTTATTATAGGTCTTGCAAAAGGTGCTGGCCAAACAGAACAAGCTGCAACGTCCTTAGCTCAGAACATTATAAAGCCTCTTCAGAATACTCTCCAGACTCATTCACCTTCAAAGGTTACTGAACAGCTTGGTAGATTTGTATCTGAGGGCCTTGCAATCGGTATCAGAAGCCAGGCAGCGTTGGTTGACAGTGCTTCTTCCGATATAGCGTTTGATGCTATGGATACAATGAGCGAAGCGATCCGAGCTTCTCGTAACATCGTTGATAGTGCCCTTGATGATGGCTCTATGGTCTTGACTCCTGTTTTAGACCTTAGCCAAATTCAAAATGGGGCTTATGCTATCAGTCAGATGATGAGCGAAGCCGGCAGTTATTCCATTGGCGGTACATTTGACTACGCTAATAAGGCAGAGGCGTCCAGAAGATCAGCTGATATTTCTGATCCTTCAGTGGTTTCTCTCGATAAATTGTCTGGAGCGATTGAAGAACTCATTAGAAATCCTCAAGGAACGGTTAGTAATAACTTCACTATCAATTCTACTGCAGACCCTCAGGAAATTGCAGAAGAAGTTTCTAAAATTATTCAAATGCAAGTCGAAAGGAGGCAGGCCGTATGGGGTCGATAACTTACAACGGTGTAAATACCGAATTAGTTGGGATCAAAGTATGGACTGCTCCCTCATATGAGATTCCTGAAAGAGATATAGAGGCATACCATGTTCCAGGAAGGTCCGGAGATCTTATAGTAGATTACGGAAGCTACAAGAATGTGGAACGTACTTACACTATCTCTAAGGGAGATGAATCTCAAGACTTCGCTACATTAGCAGCGGCTATTCGTGGGTGGATGGGCAATCCTGCAACTTATGCAAGACTCGAAGATACCTACGAGCCGCTCTATTATCGTATTGCTCTTGGGGCAAAAGCTCAGATGATCAACAATGTCCTTAACCATGCTGCACTCGCTGAGATCACGTTTACGTGTAAGCCCCAGAGATTTCTTAAAACGGGTGATACTGCAATAACCGTCGTTAATGGCAGTACACGTAGTGGTAGTGCTCTCAATCCGACTAAGTACGAGGCTAAGCCTCTTATTATAGTTTATGGTTCTGGAAATGGAACGTTAACAGTTAATAATACGGCTGCTGGAACAAACTTTAGTATTCAGATAAAGAATCTAAATTCTCAATATCCTATGACGATTGACTGTGAACTTCAGGATTGCTATACAAGTCAAGGTAATGCAAGCCCTAATGTGACTTTGTCCGCAGGTTTTCCATATTTACCTAATGGACAAAATGTATTTCAGAGTACTACTACCCAAATTACTAAGGTGGAGGTGGTTCCAAAATGGTGGACAGTATGATTCGTATTTTTGGTTCCGCACTCAACCAAAACACCTCTTTCGCTTCTAATGGTCTTGGGGTTCTCTCCGAGGCCATTAGTTGTGTTGTTACAGAGGAACGAAACGGAGCCTATGAGCTCGAACTTCAATACCCTATAACTGGGGCAAAATCAGAATACCTGCAGCTTCGTAACATTATAGTTGCCAAGCCCAACCCGTACGCAAATCCCCAGCCTTTTAGAATTTATGCAATCTCTAAGTCTATTAATAAGACTTTAATAATAAACGCAGAGCATATCTCGTATGACTTAAACGGCTATGTGGCTCAGGTATTAAATGACCCTGTGGATGGCCTTAAAGCATACTTTAATGTTCTTACAAGCACTCTTTCAACACCGGAAGGATGCCCATTCACATTTCAGACAGATACTAATGAAACGACAGCCTTTAAGGTTAAAGATATTTTGCCGATCAGGACGATTCTTGGAAACCATAGTGGGTATGAGGAACAGGAAGAAGATCCTTCCGGAAGAATCGTTCAGGACACTCAAGATGCTTACATTTTGGATAAGTTTCCAGGCGAATACGAATGGGACGGGCTTACCGTTAAGCATTATCGTGTCATTGCCGGTCAGGAAGACTATCAGGGTAGAGGCAGAAACTACGGTGTCTCTATTCGTTACGGTAAGAATCTTACAAGTTTCCAGCAAGATGAGAACTGCCAGAATGTCTATACTGGTGTTTATCCTTACTGGCACTATACCGGCTACAGACATGACCTTGTTGAGCTTCCTGAAAAATACATCTCCGCTTCAGGTACATATGATCACGTAAAGATATTACCATTGGACCTTACTTCGGTATTTCCGAGAAGGCCATCTGATGACGATATGCGTGAATATGTCAGAAAGTACATGGAGAAAAATGATATTGGCACCCCGAAGGTCTCATTTGACGTGGAATTCATACCACTATCTCAGACTGAAGAGTACAAGGACTACGCTATCTTGGAGCAGGTGCATCTCTGCGATACTGTGACTGTCGTGTTCCCGCTCATGAACGTGTCTGCTACCTCGCAGGTGGTTAAGACTGTCTACGATGTTATCTCCGGGCGCTATAAGTCAATAAGTCTCGGTGATCTTAAGAACGGCGTGGCGGACCTTATGGTTTCCCAGACGATCACTACATCCCAGAAGATCAACAACACCGAGCTCGAAAAAGCAGTCATCACAGCTACTGAAGCCATTACCGGTTATAGCGGTGGTAACGTGGTATTAGATCCGCCTAATAACCCGACACAGATCCTTATTATGGATACTCCCGACAAGGATACAGCTCGTAATGTTTGGAGATGGACAGCAGGCGGACTGGGGCATTCTTCTACTGGTATTAACGGTCCTTATTCGGATGTCGCCATTACTGCAGACGGTGCCATTAACGCCAACTTCATTACCGTGGGCCTTTTAAACGGTGACAGAATCGCTGCTAACTCTATTACAGGCAACCAGATAAGCGTTGAATATACAAATGAGATAACAGCCGCATTCACGGTAGCCGATGAAGCAATATCAGCCAGAGTTACAAATGTAAATGATAGCCTATCCGCTGCTTTAGCTGACACAAATGATCTTGTCAACACCGTAAGCCTTGGCATTGACGGTCTTAATGCCAGGTTTCAAGAGCAGCTCGTAAATGGCATTAACAAAATTCAAAATAGCTCCGGTTTAAATGGTATTAACGACTGGATTGAGGTCGAAGGCGGAACACAGGCACTATCTCAGGATGACAGTTCGACGGATTCCGGCTCAAAGATAGTTCTTAACAATAAAATGATCTATCAGGAAGTCGTTGTGACTCCCGGAACCCCTTATACGCTTTCTGTCAAAGTCAGAACCTCTACTTCTGCTCTTAGTTATATCAGTATCACGGATGGCGGTAACGAGCAAGATGTCATCAGAAGACAGGAAATAAATGATTCCTGGACTACTTACTATAAGACGATTACTCCGGGTTCCAGCACCATTCGTCTTACGTTATCTTCTGCCGGGAATAGTATGTCCGTAGCAGACCTTATGCTTGCCCCTGGGAGCGTCAAACAAAATTGGACTCCTGCACCTAATGAGATTTACACAACTAACGTGAAAATCGACAGGCGAGGCATCAACATAACGAATGACTCAAGCAGCACCCAGACTATTATTGATAATACGCAATTTGCAGTTAAGCAAAGAATTTCCGATACAGAGCTTAAGACAGTTCTAACAGTCAATAAGGACAGAACGTTACTTAGAAAGACTGAAGTTTTGGACGAATTCACAGTTGGCGACGAAGAAAATACCGGAACTGGAAAAATCAAGTTTATTCCGGTCTCTGGAGGAGTTGATCTTGTATTCTTAGACTAACCTGAAAGGCGGTGGTATGATTGGCTAAATCCGGAACTCTTAGTTATTATCCTTCTGTATTTGCTACAAATAAGAATCTTGGAATAGAGTTAGATTGGTCAACGTCATATGCCTACATAAGCCCCACTGGATCGGTGACCGTTACAACAAAACTTTACCTTGTCTATAAGAATTCGATAAACACCAGTTCAGTGTGGTTCTCAACGTCAATGACTGATGAAACTGCCACATTAGACTGGACCGGTTCTATTGTTGATAATGGTGGAACAAGCGGAAAAAGAAAACTTTTAGAGACAAGAAGTCATAGATACGATCTTGGCAATACCGGCACTACGTTTCCTTCCAAAACCATTTCTTTAGAAGCTCATACAGGTCCTATTACTTATATGGGCCAGACGTATTCAATGAACATCCCTGCAACAAATGTCACAGTGGATGGATTCAGTGCCGCTACAAGAAACATAACGGTTAGCATTACAAACACCACTAAAAACTCCATTTCGTTTACTGCCACATCGGCAAGCGGTGAATACTTAAATGACTGGTATTATCAGTTAAATGGTGGAGAGCATGTTAGTTTTTCGTCTATTTATGCAACAAGCGTAACAGGTACCATCAGCGACCTTACACCCGGCACAACGTACTCACTCGTCATTGGAGCTAATGTGTCTACGTATACCGGCGTAAAAGCCCTATCTCAGGCTACGTCCGTAACAACTGTATCAGAAGTTCCGCCGGTTATTACTGTAACTGTGAGCGATGTTCAAGGCTATTCAGCTGTTATCACGGCTACTTCGGACGTGCCCTGTACGTCCTGGAAATACACCTTAAACGGTAACCAGTATTCCTTTACGAATAGCAGTGCTTCTGTTACGACCATAAGTCAGACGCTTTCCGGCCTTTCTCCTGATACTCAGTACACAGTAACTGTTACCGCCATGACCGTAGCTACTATGGTTAACGGTACTTCTTCGGCATTGATATTCAGGAGTAATGCTCCTACCTCGCTTACGACCACTACGTACAACATTGAACTGGTAGGGCTGCCTACAATTCCTATCGCGGTAAATGTTAAGAATGACACGAACCGGCATGATATTTTCTTAAGATACACATCATCTGGAAGCACTCTTACAAAAACTATTGCTACAAGAAAAGCCTTAACCACTGGTACGAATGACATCACTCTTACCGAGGACGCAACCACGTGGGTTATGGAGGCCCTTGGAAGCAGTAGCTCAAAAGCATTTACATTGGGTGTCACGTCCTACACATCGATGGACGCATATCTCGGGGTGGTAGATAATGGTTCAGTTACATTTTACACCACTGACTCTATAGCTCCTATCTTTACGAACTTCACTTACCAAGATGTAGGACCGGACGCTCTGATACTTACTGGCAATAACCAGTACTTTGTTAAGGGAAAATCAGCTGTTTCGATAAATGCATCAGGTGCAAGACCTGGAGTTTCCGGTGTTACCTTAACCGGCTACACGGCTTCATACAATCAGGACTCTGGAGTGTCCGACACTTCAACGATTTACATTCCTCAAATTACAGCAGAAGCCGGTACTTATAACCTTTCGGTTACCGTTACAGACTCCAGAGGACTTAGTAAGACGGTTTCTAAGCAGGTCACGACTCTTGATTATAGTAATGTTCAGATAAGCGAATTTAACATCTCGAAACTTCAAAATGGCAACGTTCATTTGGACTTTAGGGGCTCATTCACTTCCGTAAAAATAGGCAATACCGAAAAGAATGCACTTCAGTCACTCTATTTCCAAGTTAGAAGAACAGACGAGCTTACTTGGTCTGAAGAGATAGCCATAACTCCTACCTTTACAGGCACTACATTCTCTTATACGACCGATAATCTGCTTAGCGGAACTTCAATTACGATAGATCCGGACTATTCATACTACATTCGTGTTACAGCGCAGGATAAGATCACTGAAGACAGCTATCAAGGCGTTCTTGCATCTGATACACCTTTAATGTCTTACCGCAAAGGTATGGTCGGTATCAACAATAAGCATCCGAATGCCGCTTTAGATGTTCTCGGCGAAATCGAGATGAATGGATTTAATGTCCAGGGCTTTGTTCGTACTCTTACTAATGAAGATCTCAACGACGTCTTGGAAGCCGGTATCTTCTTAGCGGACACACCTGCATCGGTTGATACTCAGCACTACCCGGATTCTGTTCGAGGCGTTTTGGAATCCCTGCCAGAGCTTCAGGGCTTTACCCAGAGATTTACTAAGATTCCTACGGACGGAACAATGTGGCTAAGGTCTTGCAGCATTTCTGGCGACGTAGCTACGTTCACTGATTGGTCTCAGATTGCCGGTGAAGGAACCTTTACTCAGGTTCAATCAGACTGGAATGTTACAGATTCTAACAGCAAGGCGTTTATTCGTAACAAAGAGACTGTCACAAATGCACTTGACGGCAAGGCGCCCCTTGAGCATACACATAATGTTCAGGAAGTAATTGCCGGTTCCGATGATTCTGCAGCTGCTACAAATGGAGATGCTCTGATTTTTTCGGACGCATCCGATGGCGGAAAGCTGAAAAAAATGTCTTTGGGCTTCACCACAGCGACAACGTACCTTCGAAGAGACGGAACTTGGGCGACACCAACAAACTCTAATACGGTTCCTTCCGCTCAATGTAACACTGCTGCAGATAATGCTGCTAAGGCCGCCTCATGTACGTATTATGTGCTTAAAGCAAATAGTTACACGCACTTTAACTTTAGGTATTCCAATACTGCAAAAAGTGCGCTGACTATGACTGTAAACAGCACCGGACCAAAACCCATTTATATTAACGGCGAAGCCTCATCTGCATCAAACTACACTCTTCCAGCCGGAACATATATTGCCTATTACGATGGGACAGCTTATCAGTTTCGTACGGATGGGAGACTTCCGGGAAAAATAATGGCTGCGAGCGATGCCGATCATGCTACTTCCGCAGATTTAGCAACGACAGCACTGCACGCCGATGTAGCGGACGAAGTGCCGTGGACAGGAATTCAAAATAGACCTGCTTTAAGTCACGTGACCGCGGAACTCGTTTCCGGAACAACGTACAAAATAAAAATCACCACTGTGTGAAAGGAGCGATAATCAATGGCAAATGACACTAATGTACTTGTGATTGATGGCGTAGAGTATACACTAATCGACTCAGGAGCAAAAAGGTTACAAAATCCTGTAGCAACGCCCGATGCTGACGGCAGTGCATCAGCATTCATAGATTCTATTATTCAGGACGCAAACGGTAACATAACTGTAACAAAGAAAAACGTTACCTCGGATATTCCAGGAACTGCAGCATACGCTAATCAGTTGTCTAATGCAAGAGGAATTGACGGACTGCTGTTCAATGGTTCAAAAAACGTTGTCCGATACGGGGTATGTAGTTCAAACGCGGGTGATGACAAGGTTGTTACTCTTAACGGGACTAGCGGATTTACATTAGAAACAGGCGCAACGGTATACGTGAAATTCTCAAACACAAATACCAAGGCCAATCCTAAACTCAATGTAAATGGTACTGGAGCAAAGACAATTGCCCATTATGGAATAACGTCAGATGCTACTGCTCTTCCTTTGAAAACGGGTCATGTTTATGGCTTTGTGTATGATGGTACGAACTACGAACTGATAGGTGAGTATGACACTAATACTACGTACAATTTCAATGGTACCTACAATGCTTCCAGTAACCCAGCAGCAACTGTAAAGACTGTTACGGACGCAATTGAAGCGCTGGATGTCACTGCTATAGAAGGTGCCAAGAGCAAGACCATAACCTCTATCTCAGAAACTGATGGTAAGATATCTGCCACTTATGAGGATATCGGAAGTCTTAACACATCCGTTCTTACTGCGGGTACACTCGGTGTTGCAAGAGGCGGTACCGGTGCAGGATCATTTACTGCAAACAGGGTCATAATCAGTAATACTAGTGGTACCGGTGCGCTTAAAGTAAGTGATGTAACCACAACGGAACTCGGATATTTGAGTGGCGTAACGAGCAACATTCAGACACAAATCGATGCTATCTCAGGTGGCGGTACGGACCACGTAAGATATTACAAATCCGCTATTGCCTATGCCGGTAATGGCGCTACCTCGGTAAACGTTGCAACCACCAATATCGTTGGCGGTAAGACGGTTTCTGTCGGTGATATCTTGATAGATACCGCAGGAAAGATGGGAACAGTCACCACCATTTCCAATAACAGTGCTACATTAACTTTAGTGGCTACTGCAAAACTGAAAGGTTCGCTTAACAATAAGAAGCTTACGATAAGTTTTGGCTTTGAGATTCCGGCTTAATAAAAATGAAATGGAAAGGAGCAGGATATTATGGCGAATGAAACTGAAATATTAATAGTTAATGGAGTTGAATACACATTAATTGATTCTACCGCGGTTCATACGGTCGATTCCGGCCTTTCCACATCAAGTTCTAATCCGGTAAAAAACAGTGTTATAACCGCAGAGGTTAATAAGAAGCCTACATTGTTAAAATTTGGTCCCTATACCGCAACTTTAACCGGAGAATACTACACATTTCCATTCTCATACATTGATATTGGTGGACTAGCCGTATCACATGACGGAATTGCTATCTCATTCTCATCATCGTCAGCGTTTAGACCGAATAGTACCCTAATAGCATTCAAAAACGAGGCTTCCACGCTTAATGGAGTAAATGTGAATGCTTACTCTGGTACTATTTCAAAATCAACCGAAATTGATTCCAACACCTTTGTCTGCATTCTTCCTACATCAGGTACTTCCAGTGGTGGAACCGGATATGTTAAGGAAGGAAAAGCGAATGGCCTCTCAGGGATATTTAAAGGGTACTGCTCCACTGCCGCCGCAACGGTTGCAAAGGAAGTTACATGCCCAGAATTTACTGCAGCAGACTTAGAAATAGGTGCTATAGTATTTGTAACATTTTCTCATACGAATAGTGCCGCTGTTGCGAGCATTACATTAAACGTAAATGGCACTGGTGCAAAGAACATTAAGTATATGCGCAATGCCGCAGAATCAAATCTTGTAAGTGCTGGATATTTACGAGCAAACATGACCTATCGATTCGTATATAACGGCGAATTTTGGGTCTGCGATACTGACTACGATAGCGCCAACTCATATAGTGCCCTTGTGACACAACGTCAAACAAAGGTTGCCTCTAATGCAGGAACCTTATACCGCTATCAGTGGTGCTTAAAAGACAAAGCAGGAGATATTATACCTTATAATAATGTAAACAATGCGGTTTCCACGTATACCAAAGCTTTAACCACGGTTCCTTTTGATCCGTTTAAAGGCGTTTATTGGTATATGGGGACGACTAACGTTGCCGCAGGGACAGTTAGAAACGCAGCGGAGTGGTATGAAGCCTATCCATATGACTGCAGATATTCACTTAACATTAACTATCAAGGTACTGCAGGAGCAACCGCTTTAACTCAAAGCAAATCCGTGTATATTAAAGCTAAGTACACAGATGCCACGGGCACTGCAGTATTAGTGCCGGATGCCAGTAGCAGTAACTACTTAGTACGTTCCAGTATTGTACAAGACCTTCCTACAGAAAATCCTAACACCGGACTTAATAACGGTGAGCGCTATATCTACATTTATGTCGGTAGTGCGTATTCTCTTTACCAGATTAGTTTAGAGTCTATTAACCATGTCTATACATGGAGCACAAGACAAAATAAGATGTATCAGTTTACTGGCATTGATATTGATGTGGCAAATGATAACGGCGCTTTTATTTCGATCATTTACAATAATGTAACAGAAGATAACGCCACAACTATTCACTTTAACCATTTCAGATCAAATCCAACAAACTACAGTGATTTAATCTACTCACCAGACTTTCTGATTGCATTAAAAAAGACTATTCCTGTATATGCCGGATCGGAAGGTTCATCTATGCTTTTAACCCAAGGTGTCCTATATGGAGGCATTTCAGGGCTTCTGAGCACTAGTTGGACCATTCTATTCCCCGATAGTGTGAATCTAACTGGCGTCGGTCTTGTCAACGGTATTACCGGAGGAATCTCTTATACAAATAATAAGTGGACTTTAACAGGCGTACAGCCGCACACGTCTCCTTTAAAGGATTATACGGACACCAGTATAAGCACCGCTATAGAGGCACTGGATGCCGCTGTATCGGGACTTGGTACTGGCAAGACGATTACTGCGCTGTCGGAGACGGATGGCGTAATTTCTGCCACGGCTTCTAACATTGCCATTGCGGGGTCGCAAGTTACGAGTGGAACGATAGATGTGGCGAGACTACCAAGTACAGTGGTTAAAAAGAGTGATGAACTGCAAACCACAAACCCGTTTGCACCAGGTCCATTAAGAGGTCCTTACATTTCTAAGATTGATAATGCCTTTTATGCCGCAGACAAACGTTGGACAGTTACAAGTACACCAACGGGAAGTGTTACCCCATTGTTCAATGGCGATTATGAAAGCACAAGAGTCATAGCCGCCGGAACTTCGTGTACTTTTAATATGAAGTTTGACACTGAAACTAATGGTTATTTCCCTGGCTATCCCTATGGTTATATCCTTGTTAGTTTCTATTTTCAAAATATTCCCGCAAGTGTTACCGGTCGTGCTTACTGTAACTATGAATCCCATGGCATCGGTTGGCATGATATAGATTTTAGCGTAGTTCCCGAGAGCAATGTAAGCAGTACTGTCTATCGCGGAAGGCAAGCGTGGTATAACATTTCTGAAATAGAAATCACAGTAACGGCAGATGCTTCTAAAAGCGCAAACATCACTCAAATCGAGATGCACTTGGATAGACCCAATAGTGCAAGAAACCCGTTTTTGTCCAAATACGCCGCAGAAACCTTATATTATGGTCTTACTGCTCCGTCTTTCACTGGTAACCTTAGAGGCGAACTTAACTATGGCACTTGTAATACTGCCGCCGGGACAGCCGCTAAAGTAGTAACTTGTACCGGCTTTGTCTTGGTTGCGGGCGCGAGAATAAGCGTGAAGTTCACGAATGGGTCTACAAGCACTGGCACTATGCAATTAAATGTCAATGGTACGGGTGCAACGAGCTGCATAATTTATCTCTATAGTGGCACTGTGCAAGGTGTTGCTAATATATGTGAGAAAAATGAAGTACTGGAGTTCATTTATAATGGTACTTATTGGGTTACACTAACACCTTATGCTTTACGAAATTTCGTTAACTTCAATTCCCGTCTTAGTTCTGCAAATATCAGTAGGGCAAATGGCGGACTTCAATATTTCCTTGCCACACCTTCTATGACCACTGGTAAACCTCCAGTTTCCGCTGCTATTCTCAATATGAACTGGGATAATGGCACTGTCAATGCGGTGCAGCTTGCAGTTGGTGTTGGTTCTTCCACTGTTCCCACTCCAGGTCGAATCTTTTCAAGAGGGCAGCTTGGAACTGCGGCTACTTGGAGTGATTGGAAGGAAGTTCCTCGCCTCTCTTCGTCTCTTACGAACGGTCAAATAGTTATCTCGGATGAATCCACTGGCAATGCATTGTTAAAAGGTGGCCCCGCGCTCGACACTACCGATACCACCAAGTTCCTTCGTCACGACGGCTCTTGGGCAGAAGTTGGAGGCTCTTCCGAATCAGAAGGAACGTTTACTGTTACGGATGGGGTTGGTTCGTCGGATACTTGGTCTTATTACAAGATAGGAAAGCAAGTTACGGTAAGCGGAAAGTACACAGGTTCGTCAACTGCATTAAGTCTCCAAGGACTTCCGTTTTCTGTGAAATTCAAGCAAGTATTTTTCTTACCCGTGCAGGTTACGTCGCCGTCGATGCAGTTATATAGTTGCCAAGTGACCTTAACCGCAAATGCAACAACTATTGGAACTTACGGCTACGGAACAAATGCCACGTCATCTTGGCTTAGTTTTGCAAAGTCCGCGGGAACACAAATTACATTTAGTTATATTACAGATGATTAAAAATACAAGGAGGCTTATATGAGAGGTTTTTTGGTTGAATTACAAAACCGCCCAGATGGGCAGACAAATAATGCAAGCGGCTTCTACAGTAGTATTCCTGTACTGCTTGCAACTTATCATCAGCGGTATGCTGTTGCACTTACAAGTACACAGTTTACCTCGGTTTATCTTGAGGCAATAGATTGCGACGGAAACATATACGAGCAGGCACTTGTCGAGACGCAGTATGTTCCGCCGGAGCCTGAACCCGAACCGACACCTGAAGAGGGTAATGGAGGCGAGGGATAATGGATATTTATCAATGGCTTTGTCTTCTTGGCGTTCCGACATTGAGTGTCACATTATTTGGCGTAATCGTAGGCTTTTTCAAATCAATGAAAGCTTTAAAAAAAGGAGTTCAGGCTCTTTTGCGAGGTCAGATGATAAGTGACTACAACAAATGGTCAGAACGCCGTTATGCCCCCTTGTATGCAAGGCAAAATTTTGAAAACATGTGGGTGCAGTATGACGCTCTGGGGGAGGACGGGGTCTTAGAAGATCTTCATAATAAGTTCCTTGCCCTTCCTACGGATCAACCAAAATAGCGAGGTGAGACATATGAAGCTTAATTGGCAAGATATTTTGGAACGTGTCATTTGGACATTCGTACAAGCTTTTGTAGGTGCCATTGTGATCTCTCCGAATCTCGGATGGAAGGCAATGCTTATTCCTGCAATTGCGGCAGGCTTATCGGCTCTTAAGAACGTGATTCTTGATATTGCTAAACAGAAGCTTGCAGAAAAAGAAAAACAGGAAGATGAAGGTGATGCCTAATGAAAATTTGTCTCGATCCCGGTCATTACGGCTCTGACTATAACCCTGGCGTAGCAGCTGGGTACGTCGAGTCAAACTTCACGTGGCGTTATTACCTTCTGATGAAGGAGCGTCTTGAGAGATACGGAGTAGAAGTTGTATGTACAAGGGCTTCTAAGGACGATTATCCAAAAAACCCAAAGGGTGACGATTGGCTCAAAGAGAGAGGTAGACGGTCTAAAGGCTGTGACTTATTTATCTCAATTCACTCGAATGCCGCTGTTGACGAAAAGACCCAACAGATAAAGCCTGAAATCAATTCGGTATTCATACACTGGTCCGTACGCTCCGGTGGAGAAGAGATAGGTAAGAAGATCGGAAACGCTCTTACCATGTTCTTCAGATCTGAATGGGGTTCTTGTCAGGCACCCACGATGTATGAAAGGGAGTCATCAACGTATCCCGGATATGATTGGTTCGGTGTCCTTAAAGGAGCTGCGGAAGTGGGTGTTCCCGGCATTATCGTAGAGCATTCATTCCATACCAATCCGATTTATTGTGAATGGGCGATGCAGCCTGGCAACTGCGAGAAAATGGCAGACATAGAAGTCAGTGCAATCGCGGAATACTACGGCTTGTCTCCTATCACAAACGACCCCTATTTCATTCCTCTTAATGTTGACCTTAAGAAAGGGGATAAGGGTAATGATGTTAAGCGTATGCAGATGCGATTTAGGCAGATTAACGAAGAGTATAATGACGAAGTAAGGCAGCACTCCTTTACACAGGATGGGCTTCCGGACGGATCATTTGGCGGCAAGATGGAAAAGACGGTCAGAAACTTCCAGCATGATATCGGACTACCTGAGACCGGAGTTCTTGATGCCGCGACGCGCACTATTCTTAACACTACCGTAATTGAGTATGCAAACCGAGTAACAGAGCTCATTCAGCAAAACCGTGACCTTAAACAGGAGTACGAGGACAAGCTCTCAGCTCTTAAGGATAAGGCCCAAAATCTCGAAGATCGTATCTCGATGGCCAAGAAATACCTTGGTTAAGTTCGGTTCGTTCCTACACTGTTTCTACACTTGGGCCCTGAAAGTCCTTTATTTATAAGGATACTACAGGGCCTTCGTGATTTAGAGGCCGAACTTCGCTTACGTGATATTTTGGTAAAAAACAGTCAATTTTCTACATTTTTATAGTAATTTTTGGTGTTTTGTTATGAATCGGCATAGACTGATTCGGACGGTTCATACATCGTTTCTACACTTCGCATCGAAAAAACCTCATTTTATTTTTTCAATTTCCGAGCGAAGCCACTCTATTGAACGATCAGTGTAGACTTCTTCCGTGATGTCTTTAATCCTATGTCCCACTATTCGTTTTATGGCATATTCATCAACTCCATCTCTTTTAGCCATTGTAATAAACTGCTTTCTACCGTCATGGGTAGAGTGATTTATATTTAAATGAAGGTTATTCATTTCTGCTTTTATATGGCGCTGAAGGGCAGACATAGACATTTTGGTGTATACCCCACCAGTTGTTTTAGACGAGAAAAGATATTCGGACTTAAGACGAGCTGACCTTACGAAGTTATTGCACACGATCTCGTATATTTTTGGATGAATAGGAACAACTCTATCCCTTCCGGCTTCTGTTTTCATACCCCCGATCATAATTTTTTGGCTTATATTTACATCTAAAAGGCGCATGTTTAACAGCTCGGATGGTCTAAAGCCGGTATAGCACTGGACGAGTATGAATTCAGTTGTCGGATTGATATTCTGCCAGAGCGTTTCCATCTCCTCATCCGTATAAGACAGGTGATGCGTCGTCTCAGGTACCGGTGCATCTAATGAGAGGTTTATGTACGCCAGGATATTTTTCTGAAGGTACTCGTTTTCAACAGCGTAATTAAGCATACGTGTGATCAGGCCTTTTACTCCTAATTGATAATTGTACGATGGGTTATATGCTATTGCCTCTTTTACATCAGAAATAGTAAGCGACGTTATCTGAATCTTATATAGGTTCTCACATTGGAGCCAGAAGTTACGTATGGATTTCTGTCTGGATGGAGAGAGTCTTTGCTGCTCTTTTGAAAACCATTCGTCAAATAGGTCAGACATTGTAATTGAGCCAAAATGACGACCTCGCATCTTATTATATTCCAAAAGGGCCTCGTAAGCTTCATTGTACGTCTTAAAGTATGCTACCGGTGTTAGGAGCTTTGATATCGGCTGACCGTAAACAGTCTTATCCACAGTTACCATGGCCCTGTACGGACGCTCTAAGTTTCTTCCCTTTATCTCAGATATCTGTCCAAAACCGTTAGGAAGCTTACGTCGTCTGCGACTGTATTTGCGGGTCTTCTTAAGTGGATAGCCGCAAGCTGGGCATGTGTCAGCCTTGTCACTTACCTGATTAGAACACTCCGGGCACGGGTATAACATTTAGCATCGCCTCCTTAGGACTTGATAGGACGCAATTATATACTCTGGTGTAGGAATAGTCAACTCATACACTATAGGCGCATAAAAAGGAAGCCCTATAATGGGAAATACCCAGAAAGAGAGGAACAAAAACTATGGTGAATGAAAAGTTAAAGGCATTAGCAGAAGCATTAAAAGGCATCACTGAATATGGGAATTTTGAAATTTACTTTGAATCTGATGACATTTTGGTTATTAAACAGGAACTTATTGAAGGAGTAACTGTGTTTGTTAAAATCAAGGAATCGGGTGTCGAAGGATATTTAGAAATGCTTATGCGAGGAATAGCAGCTAAAACTGATGACCAAGAACTAAAAGCACAAATAGCAGATATTTTAGCAGATGTTGCTGAGTAACCCAAATTAAAGGATCTTAATAAGGTCCTTTATATTTTCTTCGCATAAAAATCACCGCTTAATATGAGAAGAGTAAAAGTATCTTCTCAGAAAGGAAGAGAAATCATGAAAAACAAATTACATTACATTACGGAATTGGGCAAAGGAATCCGAAAAAAGGATTATACAAAAATTAAGAACGTCTGTTCTGAAATGAAAGCGATCAGCATGATCGATGAAGAAACAGAAACACGAATTCTTAATAGATATAGGATTTTTGAGGGCTAAAAGCCCTTTTTCTTTTTGAAAGGAGTAGAGGAAAATGGCAACAAAAGCTGTACATATAATGAGTAAAGAAGATATTGCTGAGCAATTAAAGCGACATGAAAAATTCTTAATGGCAAATGCTGAAATGGGAGTTCGTTCAGCGAATTTTATCGATGAATATCTACTGGATGAGGACTTTAGTGCTAAGGATCTATCCTATGCACGCTTTCAGGATGCCACACTACAAAATGTAAATTTTAGTAATGCTAATCTTACCGGTGCCCATTTTGATGGAGCTATACTTGACCATGTAACTTTTAGCGGCGCTAATCTTACCGGTGCCTATTTTACAAAGGCTCAGTTCTCATTCGTGAACCTCCTTTATGCCAACATGCAAGACACAAACATGAGACTTGTCGATGTTGACCATATTATGATAAATAAAGATACAAACCTGTTCATACC